GGATTTGGACCGAGCCCTCTGCTCAACACCGAGCATCGCCCCAACGGTCCATCGAACATCAGCGTCACCAACGAGTACGCGTGCGTCAGTGCTCACAATCTCGCTCGCGCGTTTGACCCAGATGCACCCGCAACGGCTTGGCAGAGTTCACCCGTCTTCTACATGGCACCGTCCGCGGCTGTCCGGTACGGCAATGGGGCTGGGGCTGGAGGCTGGTACGCCGACGTTCCCAATGGTTCATACCGAAGGACGTTCACCTGGGGCGCGCTGACGCTTCGGTGCGACATCCCCCCCATCGTGAACGGTGGCCGAGACCCAGCAAACGAGCTTTATGCACCGACCGCCTACGCCATCGCCCTGGATGAAGTGGCCGACCGCATCTACATCGCTGGTCGCCGGCCAGCAACGAACGCGGCGCGGGCGAATGTGTGGTGCCTGAGAGCCAGCGACGGAACCCCCATCTGGGAGGCACGCCTCGCCGGGCTCATCCAGCAGGGGTGCTTGGCGATTGATCCCACCAGTGGCAACGTGATCGCCGCGGGCAATCGAAACGCCTTCTGGTACGACGACGCCTCCGCGTCGGCACCAAACGGGGCTTCTGCAGAAGTGTGGGAACTGTCAGCCAGCGATGGGTCGGTGCTCTCCACCTTCGACTTCGGCGACGACATCATCGGCAACGGATACATCGGAACGGGCTACGCAGGGTGCGGGGCCTATGCCATCGATGTGAACACGAACGGCCAGCGTCTTGTGGCGTTGGCGCCCTATCGGTACGACACCTAACAGGAGTCCCCATGCGTTTCAGATCATTCTTCGTCAGCCTCATTTCCGTTGCCATCTTGTGCGTTTGCGGCTTTGGATGCTCACAGAACGACATCGGTTCGAACTTCGGCGCCGATGCCCAGGGCCGACCCAAGCTGGTCAACCCGTCGCCAGTGACCCTCACCATCGAGGACCAGGACAAGCGAGGTGTCGCCAACGGCGTCGGCCCCGCACGCTTCACCAGCATCACGGCGGAAGAGGTGCAGACCTTTCAATCGGGGACAACCCCGAGAGACTTGTTCGTCAAGCTGCCAGATGGGAGCCAGATCAACCTTTCCAGCGGCACGGACATCAACGCCGAGGGCTTGGCGTTCAATCCCAAGACTGGCGAGTTCAAGGTGGCGAAGTTCGGCACCCAGGCATCCGAGCCACTTCGGGCTGGAAACGAGGCGTATGACCGGCTGGTGGCGTACTGGCAGACCCGCGACGAGGCGAGCAAACAGGCAATCCTCGCCGAACTACAGGCCATCGAAGCGGGCGCCAGCGTCGCTGGTGGGGTGCTCGGACAGCTCATTCAGACTCTATCAGGTCTGTGAACATTGATAGTTCGCACACGCATCAGGAGCCCCCATGTCGTCGGACTTCCAAACCCAAGATGCGGCGGTCAGAGCCGCTGAAATCCTCTCTCTCGCGCGTGAGAGCATTGTTCTATTGACCGTGCTCATCATTGCCAGCATCGCCTACGTCATGTGGGTGAGGATCATCAAGCCATTCATGGATCAGCAGGCCGAGATTGCCAAGGCCAACGCCGCGGCGCTCAACTCGATCCAGACCACCGCCACCGCGCAGGCGACAACTGCTGTGGCCCACCAAGCCCAGACCGAGCACCTGCGAGAGACCTCGCAGAATCTCAACGAGGCAGCAGGACGCCTCCAACAACTGCAAGGACGATTCGCTTCGTGAGCTGGACTACCAGCACATCCTCGAACGCATACACGCACTCTGGCACCACCAGGGAGGCGGTGTTGTTTGCAAATCCGGGGAGGGGCACGTTCGAACTTCAGGTCCAGTGTGTAGAGCACACGCACCTGATTCGGGCTCTAGTCAGGTCCTCGGGCGATGCAATGACCGCCCTGGTGTGCGGGATCCGCGGGACCAAGGTAGAGATCCGCCAGCGAACCATGGGTGTAGAAGCGGGCTCGGTGCTCGCCGATGCGCTGCATGGGCTTGCAACGGGCGAGACCTTTACCCTGCGCCTTCGAGTCTTCGCAGACAAGGTGGAAGTGGAGGTATTGAAGACTGATGCCGCAACGGTGGGCATCGAAGCCACAACCAGCGTGAACAGGCAGAACACTTGGGTCGGGTTCGAATCCGATGTCAACGGTGCTGTTGTGCTGTCGTTCAGTGGATTCGGTCTGAGTGCACAGCAGGCCCAAGCGTCTGAAGTGTTCTGGGTCCTCGCCGGCGGCAACCTCTATGCGTGCTACGACGGAACCAGTCTCCAGCTTCTCTCATCGGCCATGGTCAGCCCCGATGTGGTGGTCGGGGCCGACTATGCCGATGGGCATGTCTACTTTGTCGGCGGCGGAAGATCGTGGGATTGGAACGTGCTCACCCGCACAGTGTCGCCGGCGAGCGCCGACGGACACCCAACCACCAAACTTCCAGGGGCGACTACGACCGGAACCACAACCGCAACGATCGTGCGGTCATTCCGCGCGAGGATGGCGTACGCGGGAATCGAAGCGGAAGCCCAGAACGTGTATTGGTCTGCCATCGCCGAGCCCCTCAACCTGGACACTGGCGAGCTGACCGCGGGGCATGCGGTGGCGTTCGGTGTTGGTCGGGGTTTGCGGCTTGGGCAACCCATCGTCGCCATGGAGCGAGCCACCGAGAACACCCTGTTTATCGGGTGCACTTCGAGTATGTACCGACTCTTGGGCGACCCAGGGGACGAATCCGCGGAACTGCCCTCGGTGTCGGAGACTGTTGGCGTCGCCGGTCGCAACGCGGTATCCAGAACAGCAGAGGGCGTCATTGCGTTCGTATCGCACACGGGCCTGTATGTGATGGGGTCCGCGGACCCGGTGAACATCTCGCGAAGCGTCATTGCGGGCGGAATCGCCATCAGTGCGACGGATGCTCCCAACATCAACCCGGTGGTGATCCGGGATCCTGTTCGCCATGGGCTGCATGTGTGGCTCACCCGAACGGGCGGCGGCGGCACCTTCTGGTGGTACGACGAGACCGTTGGTGGCTACGAGCAGGGGCGGGGCGGGTTCTGGCAGGAGACTTACCCCAGCGGGCTGGAGCCCGTCTGCGCGACACTCTGGAAGAACCAGGTGGTGATTGGCACCAGGAACGGGCGTCTTGTCCGGTTCTCCGACACCGCCAAGGACGACCTTGGAACGGCCATCGAATCGGTGTGCCCCCTGACGGTGGTGACGATGGCGCCCGTGCGTGGCGAAATGCACGTTGCCGAGGCTGAACTGACCCTCTCAGATGGCAGCAGCGATGTCACGTTGAACGTGTATGGCGGAGCCACCACCGAGGATGTCTACTCATCTAGGCGTTCTCTGTTGCAAACGGTGACGGTCTCGGCGTTCGATCCTGGCGTGCCGCTTGGATGCAGGTCTCCCGCGGTGCTTCTGGAAATCTACTCCAACACCGCGGGATCCAGTTGGGCTCTGGAAGGGTGTGAAATCAGCTACGAGAAGGCCGAGAAGCTGGGCGATCGCCGCATCGTGACGCCCGCCGCGGCGGGATCGGCATGCGGGCCGGTGATCACATCGTCCTCGACTGAGACCGATTCAACGCCGGGCGGACCTGGAGGCGGAACGAGACCGACCAATGTGCCCGTTGGCCCACCATCGGCGCCAACCGATCCCCCGCTTGACCCGGAGCCAGATACCGACGCAGGACCGATTGACTGATGGCAATCGAAACCATCATCCCCAAGGTGGTGCCAGATCGCATCTCGGACGATCGCGCCGCACTTCGCGCCGCGTCGACGTTCAGTGGGGCTCCATTGCTCCAGGCGATCGTCACCGCGGCGGGTACTGGCCTGTCCAGAACGCTCACGGTCCAAGTGGCGAATCAGAAGCTCCAACCATGCCGCGGGCTGTTCGCTGTCCTTCTGGTGATTGGGAACGCGGCGGACGGTCCCCCCGCGGGCACCACCACCATCGGCGCCCCGACCGAGGGCGAGCTGATCGCCACCATCACCGCGGACAAGGTTGCGATGTTCTTCACGGAAACGAGCGGTCGTCTGGTGGTAGAACTCACACAGACAGGTTCATGGACCCCTCGATACCCTCGTTGCATTGTGCTCGGTCCCGCACAGGGAACAACGGAAGTGCCATGAGTGAAGGAGCAAGCCATGTAGTTGCAGCGACGCCAATGCACCCCTCAGTCTTTGGGGTGACGGGCGCCCGTGCGCATGAGGCCATCGATGCTCTGGAGAAGCAGATGATTCACTTGCCGGCGGTGCGCTGTCGGCTAAAGCACCTGTTCGTTCCGGGTATGTATACCCGAACGATCCACATGCCCGCGAACACGCTGGTAACGAGCTTCATCCATCGGTACGACCACACGTTCGTAATCTCTCAGGGTGTGGTGTCGGTTTGGATCGACGGAACCGGATGGGTGCTGCTGAAGGCCCCGCATGTCGGGATCACCAAGGCGGGCACGCGGCGAGTGCTCTGGATCCACGAAGACACCGTTTGGACGACATCGCACCCGTGCGAGTGCAAGACCGTGGCAGAAGCAGAAGAGTACCTGCTCGAACCGCGGCATGATCACATCGAAGGCATCGCGCAGCCTCTCCCCGAGACCGACGACGGAATCGACAACCCCCTTGATCTGGTGGTGTGCCCACCCCCGATCCTTCTGCAAGGAGCCACCCAATGACCATGGCAGCAATCGCAATCGGCGTCGGTGGTGCAGCCACCCTCGGCGGCGCGTATATGTCCTCCCAGAGTGCCAAGAAGTCTTCGAACGCCCAAGTTCAGGCGGGTCGGGAACAGCGTGAGTTCGAGACCAACCGGCTCAACGAGGGCATGGTGCGGCAGCTCGCGGCCATCCTCGGCCCCCAGAAGGCGATGCAGTTCTTGAAGGCAACGCTCCCAAAGGACCAGCTTGAAACCCTGTTCGGGCGCAAGGGCGGTGATGTCAAGACCCAGCTCGCCGAGATGGACAACCAGTTGGAGAGCATCAACAACATGCTCCGTGACAACAAGGGCATGAGCAAGGCCGAGCGGGATGCGCTCATGGCCGAGCGGTCCAAGCTCACGACCGAGCGCAGCAAGGCGATCAAGAACGCGAAGAGCGGTGCCAGCGACGGGAACATTGACGAGAACGCGCTTAACGCCTTGGGGCCGGGCATGCTGGACAAGTATTCGGGTCTCGCCGACACCGCGGAGAAGCAGGGTAACTCCCTGCTGTCGCAGTACCAGGCGGAGACCGGAACGCTCCAGCGTGGGTATGGTGCGCTCGAGAACCAGGCCATGCAGTTCGGCAAGGCTCAGGAGGCTCGCGTCAACCGCGACACTGATCGTGCTCTCGCTGGTGCGAACCGGATGGCTGAAGGCCGCATGGCGGCGCGTGGCTTCGGGGCGTCCACCGCCCTGACGGATGCCGTGCGAGGGAACACCATGGCAGCGGAAGAGCAGCGTGCCAACGCCCTGGGCCAGATCGGAGACCAGCGAATCAGCATGCTGAACGGGCTGGGGCAGAACCGGCTCGGGATGCTCAGTGGGCGATTGGGCGCAGGCACCCAGCTTACAGCCATGAACCAGGACCGAGTGATGGGCATGCGCCGCGGCGTGCTGGACACCGAGGCCAACGCACTGACCAATCAGACTATGAACCCTTGGGCCAACCGATC